GCAGCCACGCCTCGAGACCCTCGGGGATCGCCTCGCGATCGATGGCCTTGAGGTCTCGGGCGAACTCGCGCATCTTGTTCGCCATGCCCTCCATGTCGCGGACCGCGGCGGCCGAGGTCAGATCCCACTTGCGCTCGAAGGCTCCAAGCGAACCGATCGAGGACTCGATGCTCTCTCGAACCTCCTTGCGGAGCTTGCCCATCTCCTCACGGACATCCGCGATCGGGTCAACGACAGCCTCGATCGTCGGACGAAGCTCCTCAAGCGCAGGGGTGACACCCTCGCGGATAGAAGTTGCAAGATCGTCGCCCGATGCGCGCCACTTACCCTCGGCCTCCACGGCAGCGTCGATAGCAGCCTGAAGCTCATCAGTCAGATCAATGTTCGTGAACGTCGTAGTCGACAAGTCCTGGAGCGACCGATCAAGCTCGGTTGCAGTGATCGCACCGTTCTTCCAGTCCTGCACAAGTGCTCTCGTCTTTGCTGCGACCTCTTCCAGAGATGGACCAAAGCCAAGCATCGAGCGAATCTCAAGCAGTCCGCGCGCGAACGTCCCGCCGAAGCCGATCGCATCCTCAAGCGCATCGGCAAGCAGTGGCAACGCATCCTCGGCAAGCTCGGTCGCTGCAACACGGATGCGGTTCAGCGCCTTCTCGATCCTGAACGCCTCGTTCTTTTCCATCTCGCCCCACGCTTCGGAGAGCGAGCCGCTGGAGTCCAAGACGTTGCGGAAGATCGAGTCCACCTTGTCTGCCTGCTGGCCAGTCAGTGAGAACACACCGGTCAGAGCACGGACGTTGGGCACAAGCTCGCGCATGACGTCGATGTTGCCGTCCGCCGCCTCGAACAGCATGCGCAGCGTAGCGATGAGCCCTTGCCCCGCAAGGCTTTCGCGCACATCGTCCGCAGAGAGGCCGAGCGCAGCGAGCGCATCCTGGGTCTGCTTCGTCGGTGCGGCGAGTGCCTGGAGCGTGCCCCGAAGTGCGGTGACGCCCTCGTCCACATCGAGACCGATGTTTGACATCGCGGCGAGCGATGCCGTCACCTGGTCGAACGTGATGCCGACCTGATTGGCGATCGGCAGCACGCGACCGAGTGCAGCGGCGAACTCCTCCGGCTCGGCCGAGCCCTCGCGGACCGCAGCAACCAGCGTGTCGGTGACCTGCGCCGCAGTGAGCCCGGAGCCCGCGTACGCGTTGAGCGCGTTGGCAGTGATCTTCGCCACATCGACCGTCGAGCCGAGTCCAACCGCAGCGGCACGTGCGGACTTGTCGAGCACGTCCATGACGTCGCCTGCATCGATGCCAGCAGAGGACAGGAAAAACAGCGCTTCGGCAAGCTCGGTCGGTGCCTTCGCCGTCTCACCGGCCAGGTCCATGACCTGACCGCGCCAACGCTCGATGTCCTTTGCGGACGCGTTGGAGATCGCGGCGATGCGACCGAACGCCTTTTCGAAATCCTTCGCCGAGGACACGGCAGCGCCGATCGCGATCGGGACCGCGAGCCCGATGGCCTGCTTCACCCGTGCGCCGAGCGCGGCAAGCTGGCCCGAAAGGCCCTTTGTCGCCGCGCTGAACTCGCGGGTATCGCCGATGAAGCGGATGACAAGAGTACCGCCGGCCATCTATCTCCTTTGCTGCGCCTCGTAGTAGCGCTGCATGTACGCGACGAACGCGGAGTGCTCCTCCAGCGTCATGCGGCGTGCGTCATCGAGACTGAGCCCGTAGAAACGACAGAAAGACGCCAGCGCCTCTAAGCGCTGGCGTCGGTAGGGTTTGCCTCGTCCTCGGACGGCGTGATGACCGAGAGCTTGAGCTTGCGGACCTCATCGAGCGTCACATCGGGGTGATCCTTGCGGAGCGCGATCCACGCCAGGGCGACCATCGCCTTGCCGCCAATCTTGCCCGCCATCATCCGCTCCAGGGCATCGGGTCCTACGATGCTCTCAAGCTCCTCCAGCTCGCCGAGCGTCAGCTTATCGAACGCAGCCTTGCTGAACTCGACCTTGACATCGTCGGGCAGACTCAACTCATCCCCTCCTTGCCGTCAGTCCTGCGCGTCGCGCGACATCGAACAGCGCGTCGAGGTAGTCCTGCATGGCACGCACGATCTCCTGTTCGGCGGCACGCCAGATGAAGGGCCTCGGCTCATCGCCGAAGACCTGCTGGATGCCCCAGTCCTGCACGGGTACGTGCGTGCGATGCGCGCCGCCGGCCATGATGCGAAGCACGTTGCGCGAGGCCGACGCGCGCGGCACGGCACCACGGCCCGCACCCGACTGAACGGGCTTGGGCTCGGCGCGGGAGATGATGCGAGCACCGATTGCCTTGTTGCGCTGCCCAAGCTCCTTGGCGAGCTCGGGATTGATACGCGCGACGGCTCGCGTCAACTCCCGCACACCGTCGATACGGACCTGCAGCACGGCTACGCGGTCGCCCGGGTCAGCGTGCCAGCACCCGGCCAGGTCACAGAGACGCCCGCCAGATCGCCGACCGAGCCGTCGAGCGGCTTGTAGTCGTTGACCAGCACCGAGCCGGAGTAGCTCGGGTTGGTCGGGCTGACCGCACCAGAGGTCGGCTTGATCGTGATCGTCGTCGTTGTACCGAGCAGCGGGAAGATCGTGGCATCGACGTTCGCCGCTGCGAAGTCCTGGTGGAACCTGAGCGTGACCGACCAGTCCTTGAGGCCACCGATGCGCGACCTGTAGGTATCGCCCATCGCGGTGTCGTCGAGATCATCGGCAGAGGTCTCGATGGTCACCTGGGCAACGTGGTCCGACAGGTTCACGGAGTTGACAACCACGGACGCGTCGTTGAAGGAGAAAACAGCCATAGCGGATCAACCTCCTTGTTGCGTTGCAACGGTTTCGGGCCGACTACTTGACGCCGACCACAGCGAGAAACTTGAAACTGGGACCCCCACCCCCGATGGTGTAGACCACGCGGTACCAATCGTCAGCGTTCCCGGCCGCCGAGAGGAACTGCGCACCGACGGTGGTGGCCTGCGTGAACGTGATGAGATCGGTGGGAGACAGGAAGCCCGATGCGTTGTCCGTCTGCACCTTCACGTCGAGCGTACCCGACGCAGCGATGACGTGGAGCCCGGCGTAGACCCTCTTGCCGGTGCCGGCTCCGAGCTGCCGTGCGGTCCCGTTGCCAGACACCGTACGTGCAGTGTCCGGAGGGTGCAGGATCATCCCCTGCGCGACCGTGGTCTTGCCTCGGGCCGCGAGAGTGAACGGCATCACCTCACCGACGGCGGCCCCCATCTCGTAGGTGATCGCGACAGCCTGCATGGCATACCCTCGCTCACCGTCGGTCGCATCCTTCGGCAGCACCGACATGACCTCCGTGGTGCCGAGCAACGGGAACAGCACCGTATCGGGCTCACCCGATCCGGCTTCCCAAAAGCCGCTACCCGACAACTCGACATCACCGAGTCCTGCGATACGCTTGCGGTAGCCGCCAGAGTTGAACCCGGTAACGTCAAGCGCCTCGAACGTGAGGGCAAGCGTCAGCCGGTTGTGGTCGCCGCTGAGATCGTAGCCACCGACGAACACGCGCGAATCAGTCAGTGGATAGACCGCCATCTGCCTCCTTCACCTCCTTCCCCTTCCGCTCTTTGAGCGGTGTGATATGGCCACCGAGGATGAGCGCCTCGACGTTCGTGCCCTCGGGGAAGGCGGTAACGATCCCGCCGGGCTCTACACCCGCAACCGCTCGCGAACCGATGACTCGGTACCTGGTCTCCGTCATTCACGACCCCCTTGCCCACACACGGATACTGATCTCAGCTCCGATGTAACTCACGCCGCCATGCTCGAACAGGGTCGGCGCTTCTCCGACACGCGTGACTCGGCACGACTCCGCTGCGCCGCCGAGCGTCCGGTCTCCCTCGATCGCAGCTTTGACCGATCCGGCTCCCGCGGACGCGAGGTACCCGTCAAGCTTGTCCTGGGATTGAGCGTCCGCATTCGGAGCGACGTACAGCCGTACCGCGAACTCGTACTCGTCGAGGCCGCGGGCCATCGCCGAGTCGTACTCGATGGAGACGAGCTTCACCAGCGCGGCCGGTGGATTGATCTGTCCCGGGATCGTATCGTGCGCACGAAGTCCGGCGATCGTCGCCAGCCTGGCCTTGATCCCGTCGCGCATCGCACCGATGTCGGCCATCAGCGCATCAGCACCCTGCGGTACTGCTCGACGTGCAGCTGAGCCGAGCGCTCCAGATATCGCGACGGCCCGGGACGCTGCGGCGCGCCCTCGAAGGTGAGATCAGGTTGCG